AATAATTAGAAGAATTAACGCTCTCAAATTTTGGACTACCACTAGTGTCTAGCAGTCTTCCATAACCCTCTAAGTAATCTGTACTTCCATTCATTTCTACTACTGTGTTTAGAGATAATCCTGCTTGACGACCATTATTACTTCTAAAATCTATAACACTTTCTGCAATAATACTCCCATTTTTTTGAATATTAGATGCTATAAATGAACCTTGACTATTACCTGCCGAGTCTGACCTAATTTGTGCATAAACAAAATATTTACCTGCTACTGTCGGAGTAAACCTATAATTAGTTGTGTTATCATAACATCCATCTGTATCAAAAATTTCCGTATCAAATTGTACTTTTGTAATTACATTAGAACTTATAGTCTGGTCAGCACTTAATTCTGCTTGAAAAGCAGGAGTATTATTTCCACCTACAGTTATCTCCCCTGAATTTGCAGGTAAAGTAAGAGTATTAGTTCCTGCTACAGCAGGTGCTGAGATTGTGATCTCACCTGAAGTATCACCTGTTAGTTTTATACTAGCCATTAATCTGCTTCCTGTATTGTGTTACCCTCGGCAATCCATTCTTGAATTGCTTGGTAGTGTGTGTTTGCTGTGTCTATTGGTACAAATGAGTTAATATTTGTATTCCATACAACTTGGTAAGATAATAAAACATCATTACTATCTTTTATTTTTTTTACTGAAACTATATTCTCTTTATACATTTATAACTCCGAATCTAATGCTAAAAATTGTCCAGCAGCATCTTGTTGTGAACGCCCATATATTGGTACATTACCAGATAAACCTGACCCATTGACTCCTAACCAAACACCAAAGCTAGTTGAAGCTGCATCTGCTATTGTTGGATTATCAGTAGTATGGTCACCTAAATATCTAGCATTAAATTTAAAACCAGCTCCTCTAGCTGTTATGGTCGGGGCTGCTCTCATTGGTCTGTCAAAAGGTATTTGAAAACGAAACTTATCTGTACCCTCTGTCATACCATAAAAGTTATTACCTTGATTTTGATAATATCTTTGACATCTAAAAAAACTTGTAGCAAAATCTTCAAACTGAAATGGTGGTATGCTGTTAGCATCAAATGTTCCTACTTCTAGTTGAACACCTGTTACCCACCAATTATTATCTATGCTACTTGCAAGGTTTACTTGTCCACTTGCTACTCTATCTGTAGTAGTTGTAGATTCCCAAGTTGTTGCTAATGTTCCGCTAGAAAATCCACTACCTGCTGCTAACCAAAATTGTACTTCTAGACTAGAGCCATTATCATTTCCAAATACACCTGTTGTGTCAGCAGGAAAATTTAATACTTTCTTTTCCCAAGTGTTTGCACTAGATACTGTATAACTTTGTGAGCAACTTCTTGAGTTGTCTGCGTCTATTAATTCACAAGTAAATGTTCCTGTTACGTGAGATTTAACCCAAAATGCAAGTGTAAATGCTTCTGCATTAGATGTACCTTTTTTAAATACTTGGATATTTTGCCCCTCTAGTTTTTGTCTCATGTAAAAAAAGTCTGTTGAGCTAAGTGAGGCATCTGCTGTAGTGCAATCTAATTTCCATGATTTAGCAAAACCATAACCTGTCGGTACATCTGTATCTTGTGTATTAGTAAATGTACCTGCACTACCTATAAATCCTTTCCATCTATCACAAGTTTCTATCTCATCTTCTGTGCCTGTATATGTGCCACTCGTACCTCTTTGTGCTATTTGCATATCACCATTTATAATCAATGGAGTAGCAGTCTTTCTATCTAAAGCTACTGTGTTATCTGATACTGTACCATGTAAAGTGAGAGCCATTAATTATTCTCCAATGCTGTAATTCTTTCTTCTAATTCTTGTATTGTTTTGACTAATAAAGGTACTAGTTTGCTTTGGTCTATGCCTTGATAGATTGCATCACCATTATCATCAACTGCATCCTTTTCACCTGTTATTGCTTCAGGCACTATATCGGATACTTCGTGTGCTATAAATCCATCTACTGTTGTATCTGCATCTGCTATGAAATTAAATCTTGCAGGTTTAAGTTGTTTTAATCTTGTTGTTGCATCAAAATCATAAGATACATTTTCTTTTAATCTGTAATCAGAAGATGTGTTGTAGGAAGTAGAAGATGTCCCAACACTAACTTCACCTACTGTAGTAGTATCTCGTCTAAAAGTAAGTATATCTCCATTATTTCCTCTCCTACTAAGAAATAAAGGTGTACCTGAATCCCTTATAAAACCAGTTCCACCATTACTTCTAATCTGCTGTCCTTGTCTAGTACCAAAAACATCATTACCGATAGTTGTTCCCACCAAAAAATTACCACTAGAATCTATTCTCATAGCTTCTGTTAAAGTACTATCAGTAGTAGCGTTTCTAACAGAAAAAGCTAAATCTCCTGTAGTGTTATTATTACCACTTGTTACAAGCCCTTTAATAGCTGCAAATTTCCAAGCACCATCATTTGCTGAAAATACAACAGAACCTCCATTGTTTGGACTAGCCCCAGTTCCAGCAACATTTAATACTATGTCTGAAGATGTATCTATATTTGCTGTAGCTTGGTCTCCACCATGAATATGTAATTTTGCATTAGGACTACTAGTACCTATACCTACATTGCCACTACTATCCATATGTACTTTAGTTGTACCATTGGTTTGTAGGTCTATTTCCCCACTTGTATCTGATGTTAGTTTTAATCCATTAGTTGTATCGGCATTAACTTTACATGTCATAGTATTACCCACCTTTGTCCACTAGGAACTGTTACTGTTACACCACTGGCTATGGTCATTGGTCCAACTGAAAATCCATTCTTACCTGATGTTATTGTATAGTCAGATGTTATGTCATCTGTGTTTTCATAGATAGCACCACCTGCTGATGCTCCTCCACCACCACCGATTGCACCCCAAGCACTACCATCGTAGCCCTCAAATGATGTATCAGTTGTATTAAATCTTAAAAAACCTGCACTAGGTGAGCCATCTCTTTCGCCTGTTGTACCTGCAGGAATCTCAGCACTACCTGTAGAAGCTGTTTCTGCTACCTTGCCATCTAATGCTGTTTGTAATCCATCGACATTAGATATGATATGGTTGTGCGAATCATCTGCAACTGTAACTGTAATAGCTGTTGTGCCACTACCACTAGCATCACCACTTAATGTTATTGTTTGGTTGCCAGTTAAGTATGATGAATCATTTGTCCATTGACTAATGTTACCTGATTTATTGGTAAGTGTATCTGTAGATGAAGCTGTAATATATCCTGCATCGTTAGTCCATTGACTGTTGCTTCCTGACTTATTAGTTAGGGTGTCAGTTGAACTTGCAGTTATGTAAGCTCCTAGATCAGATATGTTTGATTCTGTAATCGTTATTGTATTTGACGCACTATTGATTGTTTTGTTTGTTAGTGTTTGTGTGCCTGATAAAGTTGCAACAGTTGAATCAATCGCAAAGGTAACTGCATTACCACTACCACTTGTATCTATACCTGTACCACCAGTAAAGGTTAGTGTTTCAGAATCTAGGTCAATAGATAATGCACCACCTGTATCTGCCTGGAAGTCTAGGTCTTGTGCTGTAACTTGTGCATCTACATAAGTCTTAATTGCTTTTGCTGATGCTAGTGTATCATCAGATGCAGAAACACTTGATATATCTGTATCAAGAACACCTGATGCTAAATCTGCTACCTCAACATTAGAAAGACTATTGCCTGTTCCATTAGCATCAAATGTCTTATTAGTTAGTGTATCTGTAGAAGATGCTGTGATATATGAGCCAAGGTCTGATATATCTGACTCGGTAATTGTAATCGTATTACTAGCTGTGTTAATAGTCTTATTCGTTAGAGTATCTGTAGAACTAGCTGTAATCTTTGTGTCCATCTGCGTTTGTATTGCAGAAGAAACACCATTTAAATATCCAAATTCTGTATTAGAAACTGTGCCATCATGTATTTTACTTGCATCTATTGCAGCACTTGCATTGACATCAGCATCAACAATAACACCACTACCTATAGAAGCTGTACCTGTAACATTACCTGTACCATCAAAAGATGCTGAAGTCCAAGTAACATCACCTGTCATACCTATTGTACGACCTGTAGCTAAAGCTGTAGCTGTATCTGCGTTACCTGTAACTGATCCTGTAACGTTACCTGTTACATTACCTACAAACGTTGTACCTGTAACTGTGCCAGTTGTAGTAATAGACGGCATGTTTGCAGCTATGTTTGTTAGTGTAACTTTAAAGTTATCCCCATCGTAAGCTGTAGCAAATATAGACTCACTATTCGGGGTGGTAACTTCTGTTAATTCTGAAAATTTCTTATTTGCCATTTATGTCCATGTGGTTGCTGTTGTCGATTGTACTGTCCAATCATCAACTGTTATTACTGGTATGTTTTCTTGCTGCAAAGTATTGTTATCTTCTGTTGCTAAAAAAAACAAATCATCTTCTGTTTTAAATAAAAATGTACCTGCTAAATCCCAATTTGTGCTAGTTGTAGATTGTTCTGCCCAAACTGTCATTAATATAATCCGTAATCAATTCTTGTTGTTGGTGCTACACCTGAGTGTCTATCTCTTTCATTAGAACTTATTATATCTTGTTTTGCTCTATCATAAAGACTAGACCATGTTTGTAATCTTTTGTCGTTTTGTAAATAAGGTTCTGCTTCAACCAATGCTCCATAAAGATAAGCATCAGGATGGTTAGTTAGCATTTCATTAGTAGGTGCTGAATCTGATAATGCGGCAAAATGTTTAAAATATAATATTTCTATTTCGTATACACTATCAGGTAGTGGTCTTAGCTGTATATCATTACCGATAATACTATATGCTTTAGGTTTGCCTTTATTGCTTCCTGCATAAATTCTGTCCATTTGTTCAGGTGTTAAATATTCTAAAGGTGTTTTAGGATCAGTATTTAGTTGTATATTACGCATAGCAACATAATTATCAGGCAATGTATAATACTCGGTATCAGCTATAGTATTTGCTGTAACCCTTGTTTCCATTCTTCTAAGTTTAAAATCTCTTTTATGTCTAGCTTCTGCTAGTGTAATAAAATCAGGTATTTGGTCAGTTAAATCTGTTCTATCTAACCAGTCAGCGATAGCTGATTTAAGTTCTGAGTAATTCGTTATTGCCATTATATTCGCCTATTGGTTGTCTTTAGATACCTGTAATCAGGACTGTTAATAAGTTTTTTTACTGCTTCTTTGTGGTCTTTATTAAATAAATCAACCCCAAATAGTCTTTTCCATTCATAAACTACAGTCATAGGAATACGAGCAGAGAGTCTAAACTCATCTGCTTTGTGATGATCTTCGTTCTGTAATTTCTTATTAGAATCAATAAGGGGTTGTATATCTTCGATGTGTTCTATAGCGAACTCGCCAGTAGGATTATGATAATGAAATATCTGATTTTGTCCTATCTTACGTTTCATTCACTTAACTCATCTATATAAATATTACCTGTTCCACTTGCAAGTATTGCAGCGACTTTCATGCCACCATCAATCTTAAATATTTCAGGGTCATATGCACCAAGTATTGTTGTACTTGTTGTTGCTGTTGGTGATGCACCAAAAGCTATATGGACTCCATCTGTATCAGATACAATTCTAACATATTCAGTATTTGCATCAGTAGCTGTAGATTGTTGAGATGTAGCAGTAACACCTCTTACGATAGTATTTGTTACTCTCATTCTTGACATGCTTATCTCCTAATTACAAATGTTACTAATAATTTAGCTGTTCCTGTAGAACCACCATCTGTTATCATTTCAATAGTTCCGTCTTCTTCAACTGAGTTAGCTGCTGTAGGAACTGATGTATCTACATCACCTGCTGCTGAACCTGAGTGAGCAACTGTAATACCACCATTAGTAATAGCTGTGCCACCAATTTCAAAAGAAACTGCAGCATTACCACCACTAATAGCACCTTGTAGTGCAGATATAATTTTAACTACTCGTCCACCATCTGGGATAGCAACGAATGTACTAGATGCAGTAGATACGTCTTCTATCTCTGCTGTTACAAAATAATCATTTAATGTTCTCATTAAAGTCTCCTAGTCAATAACCCTCGTTCCGAAGCGATACGTTCTTCAAGGTCATTATTAATCAGTATCTTGGGTGGGGCAGGAAAACAATATGAGAAAAACCTGCCCCTTTCATGATGAGAAAGTTACATGAAAAATATTTTTTATGAAGTTGTCAAGTCAGCAATAGTAGCTGAAGATGCTTCATTTTTAGCAACGAGTGTCCACTCAGCGAGTAGTAAACGTTTTTCAGCATCACCAGTTTTTGCTAGTTCTTGTGTTTGGAAAGGTCTCAAGAAACCAGTCGCAAACATTTCTGTATCAACAACCAACGCACTTCTACCAGAAGAACGTAGGAATCTGTCAGCTACAACTCTTACTTCACCGAAGTCAGAAACATAAACATCAATAGTAGCTACTAAGCTTCTATCTTCTGCCATGTCCATACGAGTTGAGTTACCTGTAAAACCAGATACTTTTTGTTTGTTGAATGAACCAACTAATAGTAGGTCAGGATCACCACCATTATCAAAGCAAGATTTTAACTCACCTTTTAAAATAGCTTCTGTAAGAACCCTTTGTGTACCATCTGTTACAGTACCACTAGAGTTTCCTCCACCTGCACCATAAGTGTTGTTTGTTGTTGTCCAAGACTCAAAACCTGCAGATTTACGAGCAGAAGCTCCGTTTCCAGAACCTGCTGTAGCTGCGTTTTTACCTGTAAGGTCTAGTTCCATGTCTCTTTTGAGTTCTTTACCAGCTTTAGCTATTTGATAAGCTAGTTCAGAATCTCTACCTGCGTGATTTACTGCTTCTTGTGTTCCAGAGACCATCACAGGTTTATAAGAAATCTGTGTATAGTTGAAAACACGAGAAGTTGCAGATAACGCAGCACTTGGAGAATCATCTCCTTCTATTTGAGCATTTGAAGCTGCTGAAGCTAGTGAGTCAGTTTGCCATTCGTGCTTTGTAGATTCAGCATTACCTGAACCAATTGAAGACATGAATGGTGTATCTGTTGGAGAGATGTTATAGATTACGTTCTGTAAATCTTCTCTGTTACCCACAGCATCATACGTTTCAAATGTATTTGTTGCTTGTGCCATTATTACACCTTTGTGTTAAAAGTTAGTATTAGACTTATGACATTAAAGATTTGATTACTGCTGCTGCATCATCAACTCTACCTGTCCTTTTAAGTCTTGCTCGTGTTTGCTTTACCTTTTCACTATTAACTTCAGTTTTGGTACTAGGTGTACCTGGTTTTTGCATCTTAGGAACAATCTTTGCTTTCTTCTTGCTAATCTTAGCTTCTAAAAGCGATTCATACATCATAGCTTTGTGAAGTACATCTACTGATCTAGCATCAATTAGACTATCAACTTCCTGTTCAGTAAACCCTTTTTTAAGAGCAAAAGACTTAATATTTGATTTAAGCTTTGGTCCTTTGTCAGGATCGTTCCATTCAGGTAGTCTTTGAGCCATAACTTCTTGCTGTCTTTGAAGTTCCTCATTCCACTTTTGTTGCATTTCTTCTTGTTGTTTCTGAGACAACTGTTGCTGTTCTTCAGCAACTAACCTTTTATTTTCCTGAAGTTCCCTATATTGGTCTCTTTTAAGAGCATATTCCATAGGATCTTCTTCCTTGAGTTTAGTCCAGTCCACCGATTTGAACTCCTCTAACTTGGAATCGGCTTGTGTATTAAATTGTTCAAGTTGTGCTTGGTATCGCTGTCTTTCTTGTTGAGTCGCTGAGAGTTCTTCTTCCATCTTTTTGCGTTGCTCTGCCAATACTTGACTTTTTCTAGTGTAATCAGCTTGTCTACTATAACCTGACAATAACTCATCCTCGGTGACCTGTGCGTCTTTACCATCAATTTTGACAGTATATACTTTAGGTTCGCTGACTTGTTCTTGTTGGTCATCATCAACTAAGTCGTCTGCAGTCAATTCTTGTGTATCGACCACATCGTTTTCAACTGATTCGGCAACATCCGTTGCCTGTTCAGAAACTGCTTCCTGAGTTTCTGTTTCTTCTTCAACTGTTTCAGGTTGTTCTTTCGAAGCCCTCATCGAGTCAAGAAGTGCTTTCTGTGCTGATTCAACATCAGTCACAGGAATTCCTCCTACGTTACTTTCCTTCATAGGTATATTATCGTCACTCATCACTTACCTCCTTTGCGTTCTTCTTCTAGTATCTGTCCGTTCTCGATAGTTTGTACTAGAGTGTTTTTAACTTCTAAGATGGCTCTTTGTTTGTGATAAAGTGCTTCTCTACCTTCTGTATCTTTAATGTCTGTAGATATCCATTGTTGATATCCACCATTAAGTACAGTATTAAATGCTGCTATCATTTGAGGATTCTCAAGTAATAACTTTGCATCTTGCCCAGCTTTAATCTGAGCTTCTTTTTTGTCGTCCATTGTTTTCTCCTGGATTCTATCTGCTTACGCAGGTGTAGTTGATCGCTGTATTAGCTTTTTTTTGTTAAAGATTCTTCGGTAATGTACCAAGGAATCTTCTTTTTGCCTGATAACCATCCACGAATATCATTAGGTTTATGCCCTGTATTCCTGAATACGTTTTCGACAGAAAGTCGGTTCTGTAACATGAATTTTTCTAATTCTTGTCTTGTCATATTTGTTTAAGTTTGTCTATTGTTGGATTCTTTTGTTTAAATTCTTTTGCTAAATCAACATGAGCTAATTTAGCAGATAAACCATTAGGATGTCCTAAAGATATATAATGGTCATATCTATCGCTGTAATATTTACTACGTTCTATGCCTTCTTCTTTTTTTTGCTTTTTGATTTTGGAAATCCTGCTTTCATATTTGCATAAGCTTTAGCACTTATAGTAGATTTAGATTTAGGTCTACTAGTACCTGCTTTCTTGCGTTTATTTATGTTGTGATATAGCCCTTTACTTGCCATAACACTTCTTCTTTTTTTTCATTGGTGGTCTACCACGTTTTTTTCCGTATGTTCCTGGTCCTTTTGGCATTATAATAACCTCAATATCTCTGTAAATTTATCACTCATTAAGACAAAAACAACAATAGCTCCATAAGCTACGTATTTAAATCTAAACACCTCAATTTTAACATCTTTCATATCGTCTTTTAAATCATCTATATCTGATGCAATATGTGCTAAATGATTTGTTTTAATCAGATGTACATCTTTTTTTAATAATTCTAATTCTGTATTGATATCATTATCGTTCATGCTAATGGCAACCTCTTGCGTTTTGGGTACATATTGAGTGCCATAGCAACTGCTTGTTTCTGTGGCTTTCCTTCTTTTTTCAGCATCTTAATCTTTTTAGAAATAAGTTTAACTCTGCTCTTTCCTTTGTAATCAGGTTTAAACTTAGGATAAGCCATTATGTTGGTCCTATGCCTACAGGTCTATTTTGTACTGCTTCTAGTGCTAGTTCCTGTTCATTAAGTTCTAATTGAGATTTTTTCAACTGTAGTTCTTGTTGCTTAATTGCTAGATCAATCGCAGCTTCTTCTTGTTTAAGTTTGAGTTCTTGTGCTTTTAGTTGCGTATCTATTTCTAGTTCTTGAGCTTGTAATTGTAATTTTTGTAATTCTACTTGTGCTTTTTGTGCAGCAACCTTTTCATCTAGTGATGGTTCTGGTGGTGCTTGTGGTGGCATCATTTCAGGATTAGATATAAATTGGTCTGTATTTTTATATCCTGATTGTGCAATAAATTCGCTAATAGCATTATACAAGTTCTTAGGTGTAACAAGACTACCCATACCACCATTTTGTACTACTGTACCTAGTAAAGTCATAATAGAAGACATTGTTTGTGTTTTAGATTGTTGCGAACCACTACCAATACCTACATTGACAGTACAGTTAAGTTTATCTTTCCATCTTGATACATCAATTGGTACAAATTTTCTATTAAGATAGAACATTTTTTGTCTATCTTCGTATCTTTGGACTAGTGCGTATATGTTTCTAAATAAATCTTTAACACCTGTTTCTGCAAATATTCTTGCAATAAGTTCAACTCTTTGCATTGCAGACTCTGTTGCTGCTGAAATCGCACCTGATGTCACATGTGAATTTAACACATCAGGATTGAGACCTTGGGTCATTTTAGATACACCACTTCTTTCTTCTCTAATACCATCTAGGTATTGAACCATTTGGAACGCATAAGGTTGAATTTGTGGTGTAGGTAAAGCTGTAACAGCACCTGGTGCTCTCATTCTAACAATACCACCTGGTCTTGATGTTAATAAATCGTCTAACTCTACTTGTCCTGCTAATACTGCATAACGTGCATTGTTGGTTAGATACATGTTATCTAACAGGTTACGCATGATTGTAGATTTAATCAGTTGGATATCTTTGACTGTATCGGCAATAGACATGCCGTAGAATTTGTGTGGGATAGGTAATGGGCAGATAGCAGAAAAAGGAATCATGTCGATTTCTTCGTTATCTAAGATATAGTTTCCACCCTTAGTAATCTTTCTAAGTTCTGCAACTCCATCGTTATCGTAGTCAATACGCATATAACACTCATCAATCCAAACCTTTTTATTTGGACCACTACCCTCAGATGGTGGTACAGAGTCATCATCATAGCTAAATCTAGCTAGTCTTTCCTCATTTAACTCTGCTTCTGATTGGTCATAACTTGGTATGTCTTCTACTAGTTTAGGATCATATCCTTCTGCGATTAAATCACTTACAGATTTCTTAACCCTATGACAGACAAAGTCTGCATCTTCAAGAGATGCTGCTCTACGTGAAACTAAAAATTCTTCTGGTGGAACTGCCATAACTCTGACTTGTCCATACCCTTTATAACATTTGGCTTTAACATCATGCTCAACTATCTCAGGGCTAATCAATGTACCCATATCATCTACTTGAGCTTTTTGTTTAATATTTTTTGTGTGTTCTATAACTTCAAAGTCGTCATTTGCTAGGATTGATTGGTACTCGATCTCAGTTAGGTTGGTATACGTTTCCGTATGAACTTCCTCTTTTTCTTCCCAGAAATGTTTAATTACTCCAGTCTTACTGATAAGTGCATCCTTAAAGGCATCATAAAGGATCTTAAACCCGTTATTTTGCTTGTTAAATACATAGTTGCAGTAGTCAGTAGCTTGTTGTGCCATTTCAACGTCTTCTGGACCTTGTGGCTCGAATTCTGCTGTGTTGTTATGTGTGGTAAAAATACGCATCAAAGACGGCATAATGTATTCGACTGTATCTCTGACATCAGTTGTAACGATTTCTGAACGACCATCAATCTCATTTCCAAACTTCTCACCAAGATAATACTTCATTGACTCCTCTCTTTGGTTGGAGAGTTCAGTATTTGCGTAGCCAGTAGCTCCTTGTATTTCGGAATTTAGCTGTGATACTAATTCGTCTTCAGTTAGTTTTCTTGGTTTTTTTGCCATTCTTTGCCTTTAGTGTGTCTAATTCTTTTTGTAGTTTGTCTAGTTTTTCTTCTAGTTCTTGAAGCTTATAAGCCATTTGCGTAGGCGATGCTATTAAGTTAGCCATTATTTTGCGTTTTTAAACCTTTGTTTTAGTTTTCTAGCTGCCGAACCACCCTCTTTCA